ATCTATCCATTCTTTTGGAATACTATGAGCACTAAACCATTTAAACCCTCTTGATTGTGCCCATTCAGAGTGAGTTCGTTTTGTTCCATCTTTACGTCTTTTAGCTTGAGGCATAGGAGCTGTAGGCTCTGCAAACAGGAATACTAGTTCAGTATTAATAGGTAAATGTTTTTTAATCCAAACATACTTACTGTATTCAGCATGATCCCAGAATCTTCCCTTAGCCTCTAAAAGATATTTAATACCGTCAATTTCTCTAATAAAATCAGGGTGATAAACATGTTCTACTACATAATCTATAGTCTCAGTATGTATAGCCCAGTCTTTAAGAATAGTAGTATGTAAAAGATATTCCCAGTTAGAGTCATAGCCCTCAACACCAGGTTTATCTGATGGCCTAATTATTCTTTTCTTCCTGTAACCAGACTTAACAGTTAAAGCATTTGCTCTATTGTTAGGTTTTCGGGAAGACTTCCGTTTTGTTTTAGAAGTTTCTTTAATTTTTTCACCGTCCATCTTTTAGTATAAAAATTAATTTTACGACCTGTATCATCAATGTAATGAGTATCTTTAGGTAGATACCTATCTACATCATTTGGATTAAAGTCATCAGCATTACCAGTATTTCTAATAATCCAATCTTTTAGAAGATTGTTTGCGATTGAATTTATATCTTTAGCTTTTTTACCATTCATAAATTTCTTCTACTTTAGGCTCTGATACTACTGTCTCTAAAAACATTGGGCCTTTAGCATAGTTAAATACTCTAAGACCTTTACCATTATTAGAATCTTTATAACATTCTTTTTTAAATTCACAGTAACCACAGTTAGCACTTAATCTTTTATTACCTTTTTTGCCTTCAGGTATAGTGCTAAAACATTTATCTGGAGTGATCTCACTTTCTAAACAATCTATTACATAAGGTATTAGTTTAGTAATATCAGGTTTTTCTAAATTGTCAGGCTCATAGGTACAGAGTTCACCACTCTCTTTATCTATTACTAAGAAGTAACTACTGTTTGATTTTTCAGCATGTTCATAAGCTGTTAGCTGTGGGATATAACCAAAAGGATCTTCTTCTGATAGCAGTCCTTTACTAAACTTGTTAAAAGAAAATTTAGATGCTGATTTAATATCTACAACTGTGTCATTAATCTTACAGTCTATATGGCCTTTAACTCCATTAACTTCTATTTCTTTCTGTTGGTCAGTAACTTTATTACCTGATAGTTTAACGAGAAAGATAACTAGGCTTTCTAATATATGCCCGTATAAAAATTTAAGATTTAATGATGGAGGTAATGGCTCATCAATATTTTGTTTTCTTTTTTCAAACCATAGTTTTCTTAAAGGTTTACCAATATTAGAAGCCCTAAGTGTAAAACCCTGCTGTGGTTTAGGATTTGACCAGTCTCTTAAAGCTTGTTTTATTTCTTCTCCTACTTCTTCAATTAGCTCCTCTGATACTTTAACTTTACTGAGAGAAATGTCTTCTAATGTTTTATTTATATCTGCAACTATATTATTCATTAGTGTGTCTCACTCCAGTTATTACCTATTTTGTACTCACCATCTAAAGGGCAATTAAGTTGTAGGCTTATCCCAGCCTCTTTAATTGCCTGGACACCTAGCTCTCCTACTTGCTCTGAATGATCCCTATGCGCTTCTACCTGCCATTCATCATGTACATTA